CTTCTTCAAAAGAACGCTCAGAAGTCTCGGTTTCGTAGATTTCTTTGTGTTCTTCACCATATCGCTCGTACTCCATACCGAACAAAGCGTTCAGACCGGGAAGCAATTCTTTGAGCAGTTGTGCGCGTGAAATAGCCATTTGTAATTACTCCTTAAACACCAGTGGTGTCATCATATTGGTGGAGGTTGAACTTCACCAAAAACTCGAAGTAAGTCGTAGCTGTTGCGTTGGCAGCGCCAGTCGCAGTATCAGGCACAACGTCAACGACGCGAATGGGAAGGGTTGCGGTGGTGCCAGCGGACGTGCCGTCGATACCGTAGTACGAATCACCAGTAGTCGTGTTGCCAGTAGCAACAGACATAGCCACGTTGGAACCAACGATAGCGCGGGTGAAAGCCGTAGGAACAGTAGTCTGACCGTTGGTAGCAACTACCTTGAACACTGCGCTCGGATCATCCACAACATAGCCAAAGGCCAATGCGGTAGAAGTCGATTGCGATGCGGGGTAGTACTGACCTTGCACGGGTTGACCGCTGGAGTTCACATACGAGCAACCAACCAAGACACCAACAGCATCACCAGTGGCAGTTGTAGACTTGGCTACGAGGTAGCCAGTAGAGTCAATCTGCACTGTGTCGCCGTTGAGAATTGCAGTGGCATAACCCGCCGCAATGGGGATTTGACGGATCGCTCCGGCGTATGGCAGTCCATCCAGTCGGTTGACTGGTTTAAAGCCGTACGTCTTATCTACTGTGGGATAAGCCATTTAAGGACTCCTGAATTAAAAACCTTTGCCAAATGTAACGCTCGTTTTGCGCTCGTTAAAGAGCGGCATACGAGGGTCGCTTTCGCGCAAGAAGTTGTTGTCAACAGACTGCATCTGGGATTCCGCTTGTTTGCGGAACCAAGCATCACGCTGTGCAACCATTTCAGATGGGGTCTTGCAAAGCATCAGACCGCCCACGACGATGTTGTCCTTGAATTGACTTGCGGGGTCAACAAAAAGCTGAATCTCGGGGTGGTCTTGGGCACGGCAAGGCTCCCATCCTTCGCGGAGCTTGGACGAGAGATTTGAGGGATCGTTCTGGCCTTGGGTGGAAATACGAATCCAACGGAATTGCCAACCTTCTTGAGGGGCAGGGTCGGGGAGCAGTGTAGGTGGTGCCCAAGTCATAGGACGCGCCGTATTTACACGGGAGCCTTGGTCACGTTCTTCACGATTTTGTTGGGTCAATTTGTTCTCAGCCATCATTCGTTCCTCATTCCTTCTGCGACTTTCTTCGCGTAAAGCTCAAGTGGAATCCCGAGCCGCTTGGCAATGCTCACCGCACTTGGCGTCAGCACGATTTTCTTTGGCGCTGTGCTGCGCGTTGCAGGAGCAACTACTGTCGAGCGACGTGTGGGTTTTTCATTGCCACCGTTGCCATCCCTGAAATTTTCAGGGAACTTCTCGCGCATCCGAGCGTCGATACGCTCGTAATACGTGTCGGATCGGGGATCAATACCCTCCTCCTCGACCAGACGCTCATGCACTGCGAGTGCGAATCCGGTCATTTCCCTGTCCTTGTTGAACCAGCGGTTGCGATCTTTCCACGTTTCCGCCTTCTCGTCTCGGTTGGGTGCCCCACTCGCAGGAGCTTGGGGCATAGGTGCATGTTGTACAGCACTTTGCTGGGATTGTAAAGCTCTGGGACGAAAATTGTTGATTCGTTCCGTTTTGAGCTTGGCTGACATCAATTCCTCTTGGGCGGCAGTAACTGCGTCCCCATCACCGGATTCGTATGCGGCCTTGTACTTTCGTTTAGCTTCTTCCAGTTCCTTGGCGGCAACCGTCTTGGCTTGCTCAATAAGAAGTTTCTGGTTGTTGTTGGCGCTACCTTTGAGTTGTTCGTTCTCCTGCAAGATGCGTTGGGCGATAGTGAGTGCTTCCTCACGCTCACGTTCAGCACGCTCCTTGGCGCGGCGTTCCTCGTGGTAACCCTTATTAAGGTGTGCCAAGCGATCACGGAGCTTGACATCCTTGTACTTCATGAGTTCTTCTTCGGTGACCTCCTCCGGGGCTTCGGTCATCGGGCGACGACCTTTGTCTTCGGGGCGGGTGTCATCCTTGATCTCGACCTTGACGGGGGAATCCTCGCCTTCGATCACGATCTCAATTTCTTCGTCTTTCTCTTTGTCCTTCCCAACGAGGTTCTCGTCAGGGAACTTGAAAGCATCTTTTTCATAGTCAGCCATGATTTCTCCTTAGTTCACACGCTCGATGCCACGGGGGTCTTGAACCACCGCTTCCACCGAGTCATCATTGATCAAACGGAACTCAGTGCCGTGAATCTTGAAGCGCGTGCCAGTGTTGGCACGACACATAATAAAGTCACCTTTCTTGCACCAAGGGCCGCTTGGGAAGCGTTCCTTGTCTGAGTAGCACATGTCACCCAACTCCACGACAAACAGGACGTTCGTCAAAAGTTGTTCGTGGTACATGGACTGCGCAGACTTGATCAGTCCCGTATCTCCGATTTCTTCTTCGACAGGCGGCAACGTCACCAAAATCTTGTAGCCCTTGGGTTGAGGCAGTTGTCGTGCCTTCTCCTCTTTAGCCTTGTTCAAGATTCCAGATAGGTCAATCGCTTGCGATGCCAAAAACTCACTCATCATCTCTCTCCTTTACACGTTCCAAGAGGTCTTCAATGTTTTGATTTCCGTGGAGAAGACCTCTCAACACTCCACAAACTTCGCGGTATTCCGCATAATCTTTACAAGCACCCGAGCCAAGGTGTTCCAGTAGTTCTTGTCGCCGCTGGTTGGCCTTGTCCGTCAACAGTTTCATCACTCTCTCATCCATCGTTTACTCTCCTTTTTTCTGCATAGTGGCTTCGATCTGCGCGGTACGCAAGTGCGCGTCCACACCAATCTTGTCTTTGCTGATCTGAATCTTCTCTTGCTCCAGACGCAGTTTCTCGCGTGCAATGTCGGCATCTTGTGCGTCTTTTGCGGCCTTGCGATCCACGTCCTTGCCCTTGAGTTGCATCTCGGCTTGCTGGAGTTGCACCAGTGGGTCTTGGGCGGCTTGCTGGGCTTGTTGCTGTGCGGCTTGGCCTTGGTGAACAGCCAACAACTGCTGGGATGCTTGTGCCACGAGACGTGACAACTGCACTTCCATCTCGGGCGGCATCTCAGCATCAGGTGCTGGCATAGACACGCCAAGGCGCTCCTCAATCTGACGGCGGTAGGCGTACCCCAAGTGCTCGGCGATGTGCGCTTGCATAGACGCAAACAGCATCTGCGCCTGTGGGTTCTGACCCATCTGCTGTGCAATCATCGGGTCTTTCATGAACGATGTATGTGTAGCGATGTGCGCATCATGATCTTGGTAGATGAACGCCTTAACAGGTTTACCTTTGATCACGTTCATGTTCTCAGTGACCGGATCAACAGGCTTCATGTCGTCTTCAACAGGCACGAGCTTGTCGGCGTTCTTCACACCCAACACCTCGATCATCTGGCGGTGCAACACAGGCAGGTCATAAATCTGTGGCGCTTGGCTTGCCAACTGCAACACAGCTTGGTACTGCATGATGCGCTGGGCCATCGTAGAGGAGTTAGGGTCGCTGACAGGAATCACGTCCACTTGGTCGTAATCACTCTGCTTGATCTCACGATCCTTCGTGTAGTCAGGCGTGTAGCTGTACTCCTCTGGGGTGTAGTCGCGGATGATCTCTTTCAAGAGTTTGAACTCTTGACGCATGGCGTAGTGCACACGGGCTTGCACAGCACCCATAGTCTTGAGTTGACGCTCCAACAGCGCAAGGGTGGTGCCCACTGGCGCGTTGGCGCTCATGTCGCTCACCTGCATGTCGGCAATAGAGCCAAGGCGACGAGCCTCGTTGGTGATCTTCTCCAACAGCCCAGCTAGAACCTGTGACGGCTCCTTGTAGGGCAGGGACATGATGTTGTCCTTGATCGCACCGCTTGGCACGTCCACGTCACGGAACTCACCCGGAGCGATTGGGGTGTCGTCACCCTTGATACGTGCGCCGCGAGTCTTTAAGCCACCGGGAAGATTAGACAGAGTGCCAGCATCAACAAGCTGGCGAATGATTGAAGTACCTGCACGTGCATAACCACCAATGATGTGCACGAGGCCCATACCGTAGACACCAAAGCCCGGAATGTAGTTGTACTGTGCGAAGTGTTGTCGTTTGAGTTGGAGTTCATCTTCTTCCTTCCAGTTACGGCGAATTGCCAAAACTTCTTTGGTACCACGCTCATACGTGATCACATACGGACGGGCGATGCCATCGGGGTCTTCGTAACCCGGCAGGTCGTAGTCAACGTGGACTTCAGCAAACTGATAACGGTCGTCATCTTGCGTGATTGAGAAGCCTTGCTCCTCGGCCTTTTTCTTCTCAATGTCGGTGCTGATATTGACGGGATCGCCCAACTCAACATCACGGTAGAAACCTGCAACTTGTAACTTGCGCACATCGTTCTTGGTCTTGCGCATCAAGTGAGTGACGCGCTCGGATGTCTCAATGTTGGAAGCGCCGTAGGGGATGATCACATCCTCTGCTGGCACGAACATAGACACTTGGCGACCCAGACCCGGATCGTAGTAGACCTTCTTGAAAGCAGCACCTGCCAAACCAAGGTTGAACAGCATGCGTTCATGCTCGGAGCGGTACTCCACCATGCGCTCGGTCATCTGGTAGTTCATGTCCACACGGACACGTTCGGCGGCTTCTTCTTTGAGCTTGTCGATAGCACCCACAATCTCGGTCTTCACAGGGCCAGCGGCAGGGAAAGTTTCCATGATTGCTTCGGATTGGAAGCGAATTGCGGCTTCAGCAAGCAGTGTAGAGAAGACCCCACACGAGCCGCTCCACGGCTCTGTGCGTTCTTCGTAACGTAGGCCCAATACTTCCAAACCTTTGACGAATGTATCTGCCCAGTCTTTGCGACTGTTGATGTCGGCAGTGATCATGTCATCGAGGTCTTCAGCAATAGATGCCAACGCGCTGTCATCCATCTCCTCTGCAAGGTTGGCACCAAACTCGCCACCACCTTCGGCATCAGGCTCCAGTGTGATCTCCACACTGCCATCAGACAGTGTGACTTGCTCGGGATCAACGATCTCTATCTCTAGGGGGCTGTCGCCACCCATAGCCAGCACTTCGTTTTCTATGCTCGTTGGGGCTGAGTACAACCCCTTATCCATTGAACTTGTAGCCATACTCAGGTTCCTTTAGGTT